AGTAGGTCAGCGGTCAGCCAACAAGTGAGCAAACCTGGAAGAAAGGTAGGTGGTCGTAAAAGAAACTCTACTGGTTCTGCTAGTCCAAGAGGCACAGGCCAGACAGTTCGTTTAATGGCTGGCCGCAAACAATCTGGTCATAACAGACTATACTAAAGGAGAACATGAATGGCAACGTCAGGTACATATACCTTCTCAATGGATATTGACGAAGTAATTGAAGAAGCCCTAGAAATGATTGGTGGTGAGGCCACGCTTGGTAACGAGCCTAAGTCTGCTCGTCGTTCTATTAACCTGCTTCTACAAGACTGGCAGAACCGTGGCATTCAGTTGTGGACAATTGGAACCACTGCTGTTACAGTTACAACCAGTGTTACTTCCTATGTATTAGGAGAAGAGAACATTGATGTATTAGAGGCTGTGGTTAACCGTGACAACATCGACCTGCAGCTAGAACGCATCAGCATGGAAGAGTACCTCAAAGTCCCTCGTAAGGGGCAGACAGGGCGTCCTACACAGTTTGCTGTACGTAGAGAGCGTGACCAGTCTCGTGTCTTCCTGTGGCCTGTACCAGAGAATAGTACAGATGCAATTAAGTTTGAAACTGTAAAGTATTTCCAAGATGTATCCAAGTCTTCTCAGACTGCTGACATCTCTCGTAGGTTCTATCCTTGCTTAACTGCAGGCACTGCCTACTTTATGTCAATGAAGCGTCCAGGTGTAGATGCAGGCCGCATCCAGATGATTAAGGGTGAGTATGAAGACAGGCTTGCCAGAGCGCAGGAAGAGGATAAGGAACGTGCCAGCATGTACATCTTGCCTCGTCTGAGGTAGTGACATGGCTGCAACTAAAGCATTAGGTCTTTGCGATATCTGCGGATTTAGATACGAGCTAAGAACTTTAAAGAAGAACAGTTATGGGATGATGGTCTGCCCTTCAGATTACGAAGGAAAGTTTGACCAGAAGAATCACCCACAAAATAGAATTGCTAGGGTAACGGATGACTATGTTGTTAAAGACCCTAGACCACAGGTTCCGTCACTTGTTTCGGCAGTGCCTGTATCGTCTTGGTTACCACCATACCCATAGGATAATAAATGGCTAGAGGAAAACATGTACAAGCTGAATGCGATATTTGTGGGTTTGCTTATCCACGTAGTAGGTTACGTAAGAATAGCTTTAACCTCTGGGTATGTCCCTCTGACTGGGATGGAAGCTATGACAGGGTTAACCACGCACAGAACAAAGTGCCAGACATGCGAGACAAAAGTCAGTATGTAATGAATGCACGGCCTGACCCTAATATTGACAGGGGCATTACTTGGGACCAGGCAACACAAAGGCACACCACAATATACCAGTGGGAGTTGGTAGACATAAGTTGGAATAATGTATAATGACTGATTTAACTGGCAAGCTAATTGCTAACACATATAAAGATATTCTTACCATCAACTCCAGTGCTACAAACGATGGCATTGACGGTACGCTAAGACGTGTGCAAGATGGTGAAGGAACAAACTCTGCCATTAGCCTTTCTCAGAATGCAGCTGTTGTCAACGGCACTTTAGGCGTAACAGGCTCCATGAGTGTAGGCGGCGGGTTAGCCGTAGGCTCTCTTACAATAGATGGTTTAGATGTTTCTGCTCTAACTGCGGTAGAGATATCTGCAACCAATATTACAACTGATGTACTAACAGCTGGTACACTTACCTTTCAAGATGTAAGCGTAAGTACATTACGTGCAGGTACAGTAAGTGCTACCAATATCAATGCAGGAAGCACTCTTACAGTAGGTGGTGACCCTGTAGTTACCTCTGCAGTTGCTGTATCTACTGCTGCTATTCTTCTTGCTGCTGTATCTACTGCAATTGCCAATACATCTGCATCGCTTCAAAATAATATTAATGTAGTATCTGCAGGCTTATCTGCTACCAATACCCAGACTGAAATTAACGCTACTTCTATTGCTGCAAATGCCTCAGCCATTACAGTTAATAGCGATGCCATTACATCTATTAATTCTGTTATTGCAGGTGGTGCTTTTGCTAGTGTAGGAACATCTGCTACGTTAGAAACTAGGATTGCAGGTGTATCATCTACAATGGCCACCAGCATTGCTAATGTCTCTTCTACTTTAGAAGCTCGCATTGCAGGTGTTAGTACTGCTTTAGCATCTACCTCCGCTGCGTTAACGAGTAATATTAACACGGTTTCCGCTACCTTGTCAATAGCTAATGTTTCAATTGCTGCAAATAGTTCTGCAATTGCTGCACTACAGGCTCTTACTTATGCCAGCGCAGGAACATCGGCAACCCTTGAAACTCGGATTAACTCTGTATCTGTTCTTGCAGAAACTAAAGCAAGTGCTGCAACCTCTGCAAATCTTGAGACTCGCATTGCTGCTGTCTCTTCTACTATGGCTACAAGCATCGGCAACAGTAACTCTGCCATTACAGCTTTAAGCGCAACGCTGGCAACAAGCATTGGAAACAGTAACTCTGCCATTACAGCTTTAAGCGCAACGATGGCCACCAGTATTGCTAATCACTTACCATTAGCAGGCGGTACCCTTACAGGTGCCTTAACTCTCAACGCAAACCCTACTTCTGACCTCAATGCTGCTACCAAACAATATGTAGATAATCTAACTGCTTCTGGTATTCACTTCCACGAAGCTGTTCGTCTTGAGCAACCTGGGGCTGTATCTGCTACATATAACAACGGAGCATCTGGCGTAGGCGCTACGCTTACTAATGCAGGGACACAGGCCATTCTTGTTGTTGACCAAGTAACTGTTGCCAACGATGACCGTATTCTTATTTATGAACAAACAGATGCTACACAGAATGGTGTATATGTTGTAACCACCGTAGGTTCTCCTAGCACAAACTGGGTGCTAACTCGTTCTACAGATGCTGACTCATACGGAAGTGCAGATGGAACCACACTGGATGAGGGTTCTTACTTCTTTGTTAGTGAAGGTGCTACAGGTTCAGGTGAGTCGTATGTTTGTAATACTGTAGGTACAATTACCTTTGGCACTACTGACATTACCTTTGTTCAGTTTAGCTCTGCTATTACATACACCGCAGGAGCAGGTATTAATATCAATGCCAGTCGTGTAATCTCGACCTCTGGAGTTCCTACTAACGCAGAGCTTGCAGCAGTGTCTGCTACTATGGCAACAAGCATTGCTAATAGCAACTCTGCAATTACTGCTCTAAGTGCAACCATGGCTACCAGCATCGGCAATAGCAACTCTGCTATTACAGCTTTAAGCGCAACGATGGCCACTAGCATTGCCAACAGCAACTCAGCTATTATTGCTTTAAGCGCCACGCTTGAGTCTCGTATTGCAGGAGTGTCGGCTATTGTTCCTACTTCTTTAACCGAGCTAGGCATTACCGATGGTTCAAATGGGCAAGTTCTACAAACAGATGGCAACAGTGTGTTTACTTTTGTATCTGTAGCTCCAGGTGGCTCAGGTACGGTAACAAACATTAAAGCTGGCTCTAATATTTCTATGACTGAGGCAGGCACTACAGTTACCGAAACAACTACCAGCGCCACCATTGCTGTTACTGCCAGTCCTTCTTTTTCTTCTGCTATTGTTACTGGCGACTTGACTGTTGACACCAACACGCTGCACGTTGACAGCACAAATAATCGTGTCGGCATTGGCACGACTAGTCCCGCTACAGCCCTTGAAGTAAACGGCGATATTGGTATTGCTAGAACTGCTGGTGGCTACACGTTTAGAGAGACGCTCGGCGGCGGAGAACGTGCTGGTATAAAATCAAATGCCTTCAATGAACTTTTATTCAACATTTCGGGTGCCTCAGAAGCTATGCGCATCGACAGTAGTGGGGATGTGGGCATCGGCACGATTTCGCCTACAGCAGCACTTGAAGTTGAATCAACTGATGCGCTGTTGGCTCGCTTTTCTGGTGGCAGCACTACAGCTGGGACTAAATACATTCAAGTTGTAAACACAAGCGACGACACTGCTGGCCTTAACCTTATCCACCACAGCGATGACACTGCAACAGTAGGGAATCAGGCAAACGCTGCCTTAAGGTTTTCCAGTAACGATACTGAACGGATGCGCCTTGATACTTCAGGCAATCTTTTAATTGGCTCCACAACAAATGTAGGAACTGGCGACCACAAGGTTTCGATTTCTATTGGCGGCGGAGGTAGGGCGTTAGGTCTTTCCAGCACAGCAACCACGACAAAGCTCTTGGCTTCATTTATTAACCCGAATGGGACTGTTGGTTCAATTCGGACAAGTGGGACATCGACTTCTTACGTTACATCATCTGACTATCGTTTAAAAGCAAACATCACTGGAATCACAGATGGCATTGAGCGTGTTAAACAGCTTAGGCCGTCACGATTTAATTTTATCGCTGACGCTAACACTATTGTTGATGGCTTTATTGCACACGAAGCTGCATCAGTCGTGCCAGAGGCAGTTGTTGGCGAAAAAGATGCAATGCAAAATGAAAAATATGTAGTTACGCCAGAGGTTCTTGCTGATGATGGTAGTGTAATTACCCCTGCAGTTATGGCAACTCGCTCTGTTCCCGACCCCCAAGGCATCGACCAATCCAAACTTGTGCCGCTTTTGACCGCAGCCCTGCAAGAAGCAATCACCAAGATTGAAGACCTAGAAGCACGGGTCGCAACACTAGAAGGAAACTAAATTATGGCAACTTGGACTATCGCCAATCTTGGTGCTACTTGTTTATTTGCTCTCCATCGTTTATAATAGGTGGTACAGAAATTAATGCTTAATAGTTTTAAATACATCTTTGAAAAGGGAAATAAAAAATGATGCAAGATGGGGACAAAGCTGCACTAGATATAGGTGCTTTAGGTGTAACAGCAGGAGCATTGTTTGAGGTACTTCCTAGTATTACAGCACTGGCTTCACTTATTTGGGTATGTATCCGAATCTACGAAACAGAAACGGTACAGAGTTTATTAGGTAAACAGAAGGATTAAATAATGGCATCGACATA